ATGAAATTAAAATTACTTTTAACACTTTTGTTGACCTTTGCTTTTGCGAAGGCAGAATCTTTTGATTCAAACGGAATACGTTACAATACTACTGATACTAACACTATAGAAGTAGTTGCACTATCTTCTGGTAAATATACAGGAGCTATTACAATTCCTAATACAGTAACTTATAATACAGTAAATTATACGGTTACAGGTATTGGAGATAATGCTTTTATGAATAATGAAGAACTAACAAGTATTGTGTTACCCTCAGGACTTTTGTATATAGGTCAAAGCAGTTTTCAAAGTTGTAAAAAATTAGCAAATTTTACGTTTCCTAATAGCCTTACAGAAATTGGTTCTACTGCTTTTTATGGTTGTGAAGCTTTAACAAGTATTACAATTCCAAGTGGAGTTACAGTAATGAGCGATCAAGTATTTGAATACTGCCCTAACTTAGTATCGGTAAGTTTGCCTAGTGGTATTACAAGTGTAGAGCGTGAAGCTTTTAATGCTTGTAACGATTTAACAACCATTAATTTACCAGAAGGGCTTACAGAAATTGGAGAATCTGCCTTTTCTAGTTGTAGTTCTTTAACCCGCATAGAGTTACCAAGTACGCTTACAAGTTTAGGAAATAAAGCATTTAAATCTTGTGAAGCTTTGGAAATGGTAATTGTTAAAAATACAACTCCTTTAGAAATAGAGGCTACTGTTTTTGCAGAGAATTCAGAACCTTCACCATTTGATGAACCCGAAGAAATTTTATATTTGGTAGTTCCAAATGGAAGTGTAAACACTTATGAAGCTGCTGATGCGTGGAATATTTTTTCTGAAATCCTTACTACAGAACCTGTGTTCTTTGTAGAAGGTGGAATTCGTTATGCTAGTTTAGGTGGAACTGTTGTTGGTGTTATGCCTTTAACAAGTGGAAAGTATGAAGGAGCTGTAACCATTCCAGATACGGTAACTCATAATAGCATTCAATATTCTGTAACCAAAATTATGTCTAAAGCTTTTTATGAATGTTATGAATTAACAAGTGTTGTTTTACCTACAAACCTTAAAACTATTGGTACTTCTGCTTTTTATGAATGTGAAGGGTTAACAAGCGTCACCCTTCCTAATGGAATTACCACCATTGGTACTTCTGCATTTAGTTCTTGTTCTGAGTTGACAAGTATTACCATTCCTGATGGAGTTACCACTATTGGGAACTCTGCTTTTAGTTCTTGTTCAGAACTAACAAGTGTGACTCTTCCTAGTGGGATTACAACTATTGGTTCTTTTACTTTTTCAGAATGTTTTAAATTGACAAGCATTACGCTACCTGCTGGACTAACAAGTATAAGTGCTTATTCTTTTTATGATTGTACTAGTTTATCTAACGTAGTCGTAGAAAATTCAACACCTATAAGTATTACGAATGTTTTTGTGGTTGCTGGAATGGGAGGACCTCCTGTAGATAATGTTAGCAATATAAACTTAACGGTACCCAGTGGAAGCAAGACAGATTACGAAGCTGCAGCGGTTTGGCAAGATTTTAAAACCATTACAGAAACCGTGACGTTAAGTGCAGAGAAAGAAACTTTTAATAATAATTTTAACATTGTATTTGGTCAAAATAGTTTGTCTATACAAGCAAATAACGGAATAGAGGTTACAAAAATAAACCTATTAGACATTACAGGAGCTGTGGTAACAAGCACCACACAGGCTACGGTTAATGTAGCAACACTTTCTAAAGGAGTTTATATTTTAACCATAAACACCAACAAAGGAGTTTTTGCTAAAAAAGTAGTAAAACAGTAATTTATATTAAATAGTTTTTTTTAGTTTAAAACGCTCCGTTGCAAAACGGAGCGTTTTTTTGTTGAATAATAAAACTAATTCTTTTAGGGGGAGTAAGGGTATTACTAATGTTGTTTAAAACTGTTGGGTTTTATATTATACCCCACAAATAAAAAGATACAAATAAAAAAAGGCTAAAAAACAACCAAAAGCCAATGAAAACGCTCTATACGGGCGTTTTTTTATGTTTAAGAAGTAATCTTCATAATGTGAAAATGCTTCCATATACTTCACTTATACTTCCTCTTTTAAAAAGCATTTAAGGCTTTTGCTGTAAAACACTACTCTTTTACGAATAAAACACTCTTTAAACCTAGTTAAAACAAGGTTTAAAACCATTTAAAGGTGTTTTAAATACGATAATAACAAACTATTGAGGAGTTTTACTAAACCTCTTAAAAGGCTTCTATTTGTTGGCTTTCTGTTTTATTGCACAATTCTACTTAATCTTTAAAACTCCATTGTTTAAAAATGTTTTAATTTTTTAAAGAATGCTGTTTTTTGGGTTTAGGGGTTCGCTTAGGGGGTCACTTAGGGGTTCAAAAAACAATACTACAATAAGTCATAATTTGCCTATTTTGTGAGTTTAGGTGTTGTTAATGTTTGTTTTAGTTCTTTTAACTAGGGTGAATATACATTTAAAAAACGCTTGAAACAGTCATAAGTGATTGATTTACAGGTTTATTGATCAAGAAGGGTTCATAACAAAGGTTATCTGGTGTATTTCGAGGATATCATCTTTGTATATTTTGAATTTTGAATAGTTAGGGGAAACACACCAAAGTATGTTTTCATCATTGTCATCATGTTGTATGTATTTGATCATTCTCTCTTCATTAGTAATGATTAAATGTTTTTTATCGGTTCTTAAAATCTCCCATCTATTCAGTATTTGCCTAGCTCCAATAACAGCATTCTCCATAACCTCTGGAGCCATAGAATATCCAACAACAGGGAAAATGTTTTCTGTTTGTTCAAATCCTGGTATTCGAATCCCTTCCATATATCCAACAGGCATAATGTTAGAAATCATTTCCACTAACTTTCTACCGCCTGATACTTGTAGATTCCAAAAAGGTTTAGCTCCTCGAGGAATATCTCCGTTGAATTCCTTTATTAAATTTAAAGGATTTTGTGCTTTTGGTTTATTTTTTTGACCTGCAATCAACCAATCTAAGGAAACATCAAAATAGGCAGATATATCCATTAACTGAGGTATTGTAGGTCTAATTAATCCTCTTTCAATCTTCCCGAAATGACTAGAATCAACCTTTATTATGTCTCCAAAATCACTTTGAGTCAAATTATTACTCTTTCTTAACTCTTTGATTCTTAAATATATATCCATTTATTTATGATTAAATAGTAAAATAATGACTATTTATGTTGTTTATTAGTAAAAATATGCCTTAAACTTGTCCAGTAGTTGGACACTACTAAACAAGTTTTAAAAGTATTAAAAAAGAAAACAAAACAAGATTGTTATGGCAAAAAAGATATACGATAAAGAAGTTATCGATGAATTGGCATTAGATAACAAGGTTAATGAGAGAACTATCAGGAGATATTTGTCCCCTGCTAATAATTCTTTAGAGGCGGATATAATTAAGAAAAAATATAATGCAATTGTATCTGCTAAGAAAAGCTTTGTTAAAGCTTTTATTCAAACTATTTAATAAATTCTTATGTACGAATATCACAGCAATACACTTTCTATTCCTGCAAAACTTCTTTATGATGATTGGGCTTTAATAGCTTATGAAACATATAAGACTTGGTGTAAAAGAGGAAAGTTGGTAAGAACAAAACAAGGTCGTGGTGCTAGTAACGAGGCTTTTGTAAGCTACAAGGACCTACCCTTAGATATTAAAAATATCTGTTTAAAAGAATTAGGAGATCCTAAAAAAGTAGCGGTAAAAAATATTTTAGTAGAGTATCTGGTACCGGACCACAATGCAATTTCATTTTTTGCTCAACACAGGAAACCAGATGGACAACCTTTGGCACAAGATATACAGGTTATTAGAGCTACTAATGTGATGATTTTAAATGCTATTAGAACGGTGTTGAATGATTATGGTGTTGCTTCTAAAGCTTTTGGAAGAAAGAAAACTCATATCTGGAAGAATATTAGTGATGCTGTAAATGCAATTCCTACCAGAGAGTGGAAATATTCCTTACCCGGTAATGACAGAAGCTTATACAGAAGGTATAATGAATATTTAAAAAACGGTTATGCTTGTTTTATTCATAAAAATGAAGGAAATGAACATAAACTAAAGTTAAAACAAGAGGTTAAAGACTTCTTACTAGCTACTTATTGTTTGCCAATAAAATATACTACTCCTGAGCTGTTAGAAAAATATAATAATGTTAAAGATGATAACAGCTGGCCTAGTATTTCTGAATCTGCAGTAAATCAATTTTTAGATCAACCTGAAAATAAAAGAATTTGGATGCTTGCTCGTCATGGTAAAGAGGATTGGGCTAAAGAGTTTAAACACACGCTTACTCGTAATAAAAAAGGATGGTTTCCAAACGTGTATTGGGCTATTGATGGTACAAAATTGGACTGGGTGCATTTTTGGGATGACAGCAGTAATAATATGGGTGCCAAACTTAAGATTGATGTTGTTTTTGATGTGTTTAGTGAAAAGATTATAGGATGGTCTTTAAGTTTTACAGAAAGTCATGTAGATCACTTTAAAGCTATTAAAATGGCGGTTAATGAAGCAGGTTGTAGACCTTATTTGTTTACATACGATAATCAAAGTGGTCATAAAATGGATAGAATGCAAAATCTGTACAGTTCTTTAGTTGCAAAGTCTGATGATGATGGAAAAAATGGAGGAACACACTATCCACACAAAGTAGGAGAACACAACTCGCCTGCGGAACAATTGTTTAAAAGATTACAGCAGCAAGTAATTACAAAGTTTTGGTTTTCAGATGGACAAAGTATAAAGGTACGTAGAGCTGATAACAGAATGAACGAAGATTTTGTTTATGACAACAAAGATATTCTTAAAACACCTGAGGAACTCTATCAGGCATGGGAAACAGCTGTTAATCTTTGGAATGATAAAAAACATCCTCATTTAAAAAAATTAACCAGAACACAGGTTTATAATCAAGAAATGCCACAAAAACAATCTTTAAGCCTGTTTGATATTATGGATAAAATGTGGATTGAAGAAAAAAACAGACCAGTTACCTATAAAAAACATGGTTTAGACCTAAGGATTGGAGATGTAAAATATCAATATGAGGTGTTGGATGTTGATGGAAATATTGATTTAGAATTCAGAAGAAAATACATAGGTAAGAAATTCATTATTAGATATGATCCAGAGTATTTAGATGGCTACATACAGCTTTGTTTAATGGATGAAAACAAAAAGGTTGTAAATATAGCTAATGCACAGCCTAAGAGAAATCACCAAGCTGTACCTATTCTAATGCAAGATGGAGATAATGAAAAGAGAAAAGAGGATATGAAGGTTAGGGATATTGAGTTTGCACGTGATGAAGCTGATTATAAAGCTTTGGTAAGGAGAACGGGAATATCAAGAGAGAAAATGATAGAAGATCAGGATTTACTAGTAAAGTTCAAAGGGCGTTTGCCAAAAGACCAACGCAGTAAAGTAGAATCATCAGAAAATTTAACAAGCATAGCATCAAGATTTTAAAATTATGACACAAGAATTTAAACAATCTATAGCAGAAGAAGTAAAATTTAGAATTACTAAATCTTCACAGGTAAAAGTTTCAAAACAGGCTAAAGTTTCAAATGCTACCATTAGTCAAATAGTAAATGATAACTGGGAACACATTGCAGAATCTCTTTGGAGTAAAGTGAAAGTAAACTTAAGAATTGATTTGGCTTGGAAAATTGCTCCTACTCAAAACCTAGATGTGGTTGTAGGGGTTTTAGATAAAGTACAAGCTGGTAGCATGAGTGTGATGATATCAGACAAGCAAGGTAAGGGAAAAACTACAGGTTACGAGTATTACGCAAGAAACAACTCTAATGTAATTTTAATAAGCTGCAAAAACTACTGGTCTAAAAAGAGTTTTGCACGTCATCAATTGTTGGCTTGCGGTTTAGAAGATTATGGAACTACTGAAGAAATGATAGAAAGGTTTGAGGAACATTTATCTAAGCTAGAAAAACCACTTACTATATATGATCAGTTTGACAAGTTAAAAGAGGTTCAAAAAGATTTGTTTATGGATTATTATAACTCTTTAGATGGTCATGGAGGCTTTGTTTTATCGGGTGTAAACTTACATCATCAAGAAAAAAAAGGACGTAACAAAAACAAGACAGGTTACGGAGAAAGATGGTCACGTGTGGGGTCTAAAATAATATCTCTTAATGAATTGTCTTATAAAGATGTGGAGTCTATGTGTAGGGTTAATGGATTAGATGAGGAGGATGAGATACTAGAAATTTTTGACACTTGTTTAGGTGACAAAAGACGTGTAAAACGATCTGTTGAGCAGTATTTTTTAAAACTAGCAGAAAATAAATCAGCATAACATGGCAGATGAGAAAACAACAGTAAAAAAATCATTGTCCTACGAGGATATTACAAGAAAAAATTACAAAGTTTTTGATTTTGAAGGTGATTGGAAAAGACATCAAGGAGTTTTAGAGTGTGCGGGTTCAATACTGATTTATGGAGATTCTGGACACGGTAAAACAACTTACGCAATGGCAGCTGCAAAAGAGCTTACACAATTTGAGAAAGTTTTTTACAACACAGCTGAAGAAGGGATGAGACTTTCTTTTAAGCGATCGCTAATGTTAAATAATATGAAGTCTGTAAAATCAAAAATCACTTTTCAAAAAGAAACTTACGATGAAATGGTTTTGAGATTAAGGCGTAAGAGACAACCAAAAGTAGTTTTTGTAGATAGTGTTCAATATTGTTTTAGAGGCAAAAGAGTGACAGATTATTATAAACTGATAGAGGAATTTAACAACACTCTCTTTGTGTTTATCTCTCATATAGATAAAGTAGGAAGTCCAAAAGGAACTGTGGCACAAGAAATTTATTGGGATTGTCAAAACAGAATTTTAGTAAAAGATTTTAAGGCACATATTGAAAAAAGTAGATGTGGTGGTGATGAAGTTGAACCTTTTGTGATTAATGAAGAACGAGCTGCAGCTAGAGAATTAAAACTATTACGAAAATCTTAATCCTATGAAAAAAATACAAAAAATATTAGAATACACACCCAAAGAGTATGATGTGTTAGTGTTGTCGGTATATATGAACTGGTGTGACAAGCATTCTAATAGTGATAGAGAGCTGCAACAATTACTTTCTTATCAGGAACTTTTAAACTGGTTTAAAATGGAGTTTAAAGCCCTTGAAAATGAGTTTATAGAAAGCACTAAGCCGTATGTTAAAAATTTAGACAAAGTGGATGCTTTAAAGTATTACAGTAAGGTGGTTAGTAAAATATTAGAATTTTTTCCTTCCGCATTGTTTCCGGATAAACACAAGTTTACCAGCAGACCAAAACCTGTTAATTTTTTTGAATCTCATAAAAACTAAGCCATGGCAATTAAAAATGTAAAACACTACGTAAATGAAAATTGTTTGAATGCAAATATTGAAGTTTTAAACAATTGGTTAGATGCTAACCCAACAGGATCTAAAGAAAGGACTTTAACAATTATTAAAAGAAACTACTACGTGAATAAAATAATTGAGCTGGATAAAAGCCCTTTTAACTGTATACAGCTATGATAGAAAGAATATTAGCCCTTGATAGCTTGGTGAATGTTTTAACATTAAAAGAGCGCATGTGGTTGCAGTCACAAAGATGTTTGAAAGGTTTTTTGTTGATAGAGGCCCCATCAATGGTGATTGTATTAAAAAGCTTTGTAGTAAAGTATGATTGGCAGCCACCAGAAAGAAAATATAATGAAGATCGTGCAGAAATATGGCTAAATCAAACAACAAAAGAATGGCAACCTATAGAAATGTATAAACACAAAATTATAAACGAAGTTATTAATCAAATCCCTGTTAAAAAATGAGTACAGAAGAACAAACAAGTAAAGAAGCATTGAACCAAAACATTGATGAAGTTTTTGGAGCAAAAGCAAAAAGGTATTTAAAATGGCATGCCGGAAAGAAAAGAATTGAACGAGGTAAAATCATCATACCTAAGGAAAGCACTATTAAAAGGTTTGAGCTGTTAGGTATCTCTGAAATTTTAGCCTTTTGGAAATTTAACGACCTCGAGATAAAGAGATCTGGTGCTGGTTTAAAAATAGAATTTACAATTTAAAAAAGAAATACATATGTGGTTTATCGTAAAAGTAAAGTATAGCAAATTAGATGATAACGAAAAGATTAAAACCTTTAATCAACCTTATTTGTTTGATGCATTAACGCATACTGAAGCAGAAGCTCGTGCTAATGAAGAAATGGGTAAGTATTTATCTGAAGGTTTTATGATCACGGATATATCTATTGCAAACTTCTCTGAAATATTCCCTAGTGAGCATGGAGATCGTTGGTTTAAAGCAAAAGTTTCATTAGTGACTTTGGATGAAGACAAAGGATTAGAGCGTAGAACCAATACTTATGTTTTGGTACAAGCTTTAGATGTAAAAGATGCTTACGAATGGATTGAAGAACAATTTGCGGACACCGTTTCTGATTATTCAATTCCAAGTATTGCAGAATCTCCAATTATTGACATTTTCCCATTTTTTGATGGTGATGAATTGGACGAAGTGCCTAGTGAAACTCCAGAAGAATCTAATACAGAAGATGCTTCAAAAGAACCAGGCGAATTTTTAGACAAGCATGATCCTTTAACAGAGTCTTAAAATTATTACAACAATTATAAAAAATTATATATCCATGAATTTAGACGAATTAAGTCCAGAGGACAAAGAAAAATTAAGAAAGCAATTACATGCTGAGGAACGTGAAGCCAAGAAAAAAGCACAGGCAGATAAAGAGTCTTTTAAGGACTTGACTAAATTATTTGTGCTAGGGAATATTGATAATCTTATTGATTTTCAAAAGATCATTGAGGAAAAGGTTGTTGAGTTATTTGAAGACTACACCATTATTAAAGAATTAAAGCAACTGGTTTATGGACCAAGTGACCAAGATAGTCATACATCAACTTTACAAGATGGTTCCGCAAGTATTACCATAGGTCACAATGTGTCTATTAAGTTTAATGGTAACGAAAGCGCTGGACTTAAAAAGATAAATGAGTATCTAAACTCATTGGCAAGTGATGAGGAGAACTTTCAAAAACTTAAGAAAGCCATTGATATTTATTTAAAAAGAAACGCTAAAACAGGTGATTTAAGTCCAAATAAAATCATTGAACTAAACAGTTTACGAAAAGATTTTAACAGCGAATTGTTTAATGAAGGCTTGGATATTATTATGGATTCTCAAATTAGAACTCGTAACTCTATTTATGTAAGTGGTTGGAAGTTTATTGAAGATGCAAATGGTAGAAAGGTAAAAAAGGAGTTCCGATTTACCGTGTAAAACCAACCCCTCCCTAGTAAGTTTCAAGGGTAGAACTATAGAGTATGGTGGAGTCCAATATCTATGGTTGCAGGTTCGAGTCCTGTCTAGGGAGCTAAATCAAATTACAACACTATGAGAAAATTATTATTACTACTCCCTGTTGGGATTACAGTTTTTGTGGGGTATTCAATCATCCATAAATGTTTAGGAGAAATGTTACAAGGGCTTTTAAATGTGCTCACTTTTTTTATGTGGATAGCCATATTGTCAAACTACCTAACTCAAAAAGAAACTAAAAACTTAAAACGATGAAAAACGAAACAAACAATATCAACGAACAAAACAAGGTTGATTATCAAAAAAAGAAAGCTGAAAAAGCATTAATAAAAGCTAAAGAGGTTGAAGCGCTACAACTATCAAACGGTAAGCATTATCAACGTATCAATAGCAAAACTTATATTTTGATGTAATGTTAGCAACCAAGGAACAAAAAAAACTCATCCGTAAAAACTGTGAGTACAAAGTGGCTATTAAAGAGGAATTTGTGCAATGGGCTACAGAGGACAATAATAAAACTAGTTTGAATGATTTAACCTTTGATCAAGCAAACAAAATATTGTCTGCTCAAACAGGTAAAACAAATACTGCAGACAACTGGGCTTATTTTGATTATAAAAACCCAAAACACAAAACAATCCTTTCTTTATTAAGACAAGCCAATTGGACAGTACCCAATGAGAGACATGGATGTGTAGCAGATTTAGAAAGGTTTTCTAACTTTTTAAAAGACGGTAAAAGTCCCGTTAAAAAGCCTTTAAAAAAGATGGAAGATGAAGAGTTAGAAAAAGTAATAGTAGCCCTTAGAGGTGTAGTAGCAAGTAAATACAAAAAAAGGAGATAATATGGAACATTTAATGATTGACATAGAAACGTTTGGAAATAAATCACACTCAGTAATTGTAAATATAGGAGCTGTTTGTTTTGATTTAAAGACTGGAGAAATAGGTTCTATATTTCAAACATCTGTATCTGCAGATGATTGTGTAAAAAACGGATTAAAAATTAATGCAGACACGTTTTTTTGGTGGTTAGAGCAATCTAAAGAAGCTCAGGATAAAATCGTAAAGGATAGATCAGAAAAGAGTTTAAAAATAGCCTTATTGAATTTAGGAAGGTTTGTTTATGACAACTGTCCTCCAGATGTGCAAGTTTGGGGTAATTCTGCAAGGTTTGATTTAGGAATTTTAGAAAACGCTTATGATGCAATAGGCTTTGATCTTCCTTGGAATCATAAAAAAGAAAGGGATGTAAGAACCTTAGTAATGTTTAATCCTAAAATTAAAAGCGATTACTTAAATAAGCATGGAGTGGCACACGATCCAATATCAGACTGTAAAGGTCAAATAAGATATTGCTGTGACATCTTTAATACTATAAGCGTTCATCATGGTTAGCCACTACATCATAACAGTTGTAAAGCCTAACATGAAATTGAAGCTTACATACAAAAACAAACGTTTTTCTGCCATTAAACATTTGTCTGGTACGTTTGATGAATTTGTGATAAGATATTTGGGAGCCATATTACCTGTGTACGAAAATGAAGTTACTGCCAAAACCAAGGAGTACTCAGGTAGGGTAACCTACTCTTTAGAAGTTAAAGAAAAAACATTGTACACGCAGTTTAACGATGCTTGGCATTTGTTTTATATGGACTTTAAAAAAATAACACCAAAGTTTACAGGAGCTGATGGAAACGCTTTAAAGTCAATTATAAAGTACTTACAATCCATATCAGCCACAGATCAGGAAGCTTTGGCTATTTGGAAAGGTGTTTTAAATCAATGGCATTTGTTAGATGCCTTTCATAAAAAAAACACCGATTTAAAATATATCAATTCACGCTTAAACGTAATTATAGATGAAATCAAACGAATTACTGGTGTTGGATCAGATGGATCTAACAGTTCTACCAATGAAGCAGCAGAAAGCTTTACATATTAGCAAAATTGTATTACAGCAACCTAATGAGTTGGGTGCATTAGAAAGAAAACTACAGCCTACTGATGTGTTTTCTAAACCCACCTTAGGAGAAGTATACAAAGGTCCTTTTAGTAGTGTAGGTTATAAAACTGTTTTTGAATTAACCAATCGTTTTTTAGATGGCTTTGGTTTTGTTACCAAATTGTCTGAAGCACAAAAACAAATTATAACATCTGACTTGTTAGAGGCTTGTAAGTATGAAAGTTTAGAAGATTTGATACTGTTCTTTAAAAATGCTAGAAACGGACTTTATGGTGTAGCTAAAAAAGGAGTTGATGGCAATACAATTCTTGGTGACTGGTTGCCACAGTACTTAGAAGCAAAAACCTTATTAAGAGAGCAAATGGTGTCTCACAAAAAAGACTTGCATTTAACAATGGTTACCGATAAAGCTAAAACTATTGAAACTTATAAAAAACACTACGAACAAAAGGCTGTTAAAAAGAAAGCTGAGGAAATGAGAAATCTTGCCAATGAAGCTACTAAAAATTGTGACAGGCAAATGTTAGAAGATTTAATTATGACATGGGAAAGAAGTGTTGAGTTAAGACCTTATGTAAGGTTGTTAATTGTAAAACGTAAAGAGATTAGAAAATGAGAAAGGAATGGATTGCACATGGGGTGGCTTTGATACATACACCCTACTCAAAAGAAGAATTAGAGCCACAGAGTTATTGGAATAACTATAATAAGTAAAGTGATGAAAAACATTAAAAAACGAATTAAAAGAGCTTTGGCTGCCTTTCTTAGAGAGGAACTAATGGAGTATATAGGTTACAATCACAACATTCCATACATGTCATTAAATGATAGATTTAAAGTTGATGATTTGAATTTTGAAACTGTAGTAATGGAGCAAGATATTTCTATTGATATAGATAATAGAGAGTTACAAAGAGATCCTTTTAGGTTGGAGCGACAAATTGAAGATTGCAAAAGACAATTTGCAGATGAAGTATTAAAACATATTCATGTGGAAACTCAAAACTTAACCAACAGAGAACGTTTTATGAGACGTAGTGTTCGTTTTGTTTTACGTGTTCAAAGTGTAAAATAAATAAGATTTAATATATCTAAAATAATTTATATATTTGTAAGGCAAAACATTACCAAGGATAAGTCCTTAAAACAATTTTTTTAATTATAGCGAACCCCTCGCCACGTTGAAGGTGCTAGTGATAGCCCTAACTCATTCTTTGGAATGTTTTGCACAACCGACTCGAGGGGTTTCGTGTGTCTAAATTTTTCTAGTATGCAAAAAGAAAATGAAATGATGAAAGCGTTTGAGTTCAGCGCAACTAAACAAGAAATAAGAAGTCTTGTTGTGGAAAATGAACCGTGGTTTGTCGCAAAAGATGTTTGTGATGTTTTAGAAATCCAAAATAATCGACAAGCGATTAGGGAATTAGATAATGACGAAAAGCTGATGTATAAATTATATACGTCAGGTCAGAATCGAAAAACGTGGTTAATTTCACAAAGTGGATTATATGCTTTAATACTTAGGAGCAATAAACCACAAGCCAAAACCTTTAGAAAATGGATTACTAGCGAAGTAATACCTAGTTTGTTAAAAAAAGGATATTACAGCGTAAGTATAAACAAGGCTCATGATAATGTTATTGATGTTAGAGATATACCTTATAATATTGTTAAGATTAACGACAAAGATGTAAAAGTAGTTACTATTAAAGATGTACACTGGTTTAGTATTAACGACTACCATGCTGTAATTGGCAGTAGAACTGGAGCAACGCAAACAGCAAAAAAATTAAACAAGGTAAAAGAGTTGGCTTGTAAAATTTGGTTGTTTGGAGCAACAAACCCTAGTTGGTTTACCACAGAGGTAGGTTTGCAATTAATAGCATCGGGTAGTAAAAAAATACAAGTGAGTCAATTACAATTAAATTTAGGGCTATGAGAGTAACAAAGTTTTTTAAAACAAAGTCTGAAATGACTGCCTTTGCTAAAGAATTTGCAAAAGAGCAAACAGAAAACTGGTATTTGCGTACCACATTGCCGTGTAACCATGCGGTAAAAGAAAACAGAAAAGCCATTGTTTTGGTAACAAAAGAACGTATTACACAACGTTTAATTTGTTGTGGTACTTGTAAAAACGCAAACTCTTTAACCCTTAAAAGCTAAACATCATGAGTGTAAAATTAGATAAAAACGGAAACTTAATTATAGTGATAGAAAAAAAACGTATGTATTTAGACCCATTTGAAGAAATACAATTGCGTAAAGATGCTCTACACGATGCTATTGCAGAACATAATAGGGAAGCCTTTTTGGGAAGTAACCCATACAGTGGATTGATGGAACTTTTAAAAGACTTTGAACCTAGTACCGAACAATGGGAAAAAGTATTAAAATAAATTAAAAATTAAAGCTATCTAAACATAATTTGTTTAGATGGCTTTTTTTATTTTTGAAAAAAAACTCATGAATTTTTTTAGATTTATTTTCGGAAGTAAAAAACAAGAAGAGCCTTTAAAAGAAGAAGAGCCTTTAAAACAAGATATTACAATATCTGATTTTAGAAAAAAACAAGAGGCATATCAATTAAAAAAGTCAATAGAAAACATTGAGGTTTCTTTATATGTGAGTTATAGTATTTTACATGAATTAAATGATGAAGTTTATTTTACATATCAAAATAAATTTAATGATTTGAGAAAAGAGGTTGAAACTTTATCTAAAGCAAATATTAATAGCAAAATTTGGGTTAAAGCAAATAAAATGGCTAAAAAAAGATTCATGTCTGATTTTGATATTGATAAACTAGATGATGTAATGATAGATTTAAACTCAAACCCTTCTTTGTTTTTAGACAACTTGAATGCTTTTCATAAAGAAAAATTAATAAAAAGTATAGATGAGTTTTATAAATACTGGTTACGTGCGGTTAAAGCTCTAAAGCAGAAAGCAGCAAAAACGAAAAGGAAATTATATGTTATAAATGGTTACAAAGAGTTAAAAAAAGAACTTATAACACTCAAAGCATTAGATTTTGAGTTAGAGCTAATAGATAAAAAAATAGAACAAATATCCAATGAAGATTGGTCTAGTTTATGATATAAAACCCGATTTGCAAATTTAGCAAATCGGGTTTATTTTTGTCTTATGTGTAAGGCTATCAAACAGAAAATAGGAACGGAACGTAATAAGTTGTACAGGTACAATTTGATAGCTGAATACTATCAGGAAATTTACGATCAGTTTAAAGGCTATATCACGATGACAAAAATACATAGTGATTTTATATACCCTAAGTTTGGTATTAGCAAACAAACCCTGTACACCGTTTTAAATACCAATATTAAAGGTGATTTAAAAAAGCTAGATGAGTTTGAAAAGTCTCAATTAAGTTTGTTTTAAACGTCTGTAGCTTCAATTCCGTAGGTAATTTCATACTGTTGCACTCCATCATCTCTCTTTGTTCTTCTAAAGCGTTTACGCACCAATCTACTTGTATTTTCCATAATTCTAAAACCTTGAAGTTTCTCGTGTATATTTTGTATCTCCTCGTGAATACTCCAAGCGTGTTGTTTTTGTCCTACAGGAGCAAGCTTGCTAGTGTTGGTTAGTTTTAAATTAGCTACCGTAATTACAATGTCTCCAGATGCGTTTTGTCTGTTTATAGGTGTTTTTTTACGGTCTTTACCAATGTCACTAAAAACAACACTAGAAATATCTATCAATGCACATGGCCATTTAACAGGAAAGTTAGGGCTGTAATTGTCTAACTGCCCTGTGTCTTCATCAATATAAGCAATGCTTTGTATTTCTGATAACTTGGTTTGTATTTCGGGAATAAAATGTATCATCTTTTTAAACTGTTTTTAAGATTTTGCTCAACTTCTTTCATATTAACATCTACCACCTGTTTTAAAATACGGTGTACTTCTGGGTGTTCTCCAATAAACTGCCTTTGTTCAATTTTCATTTTAGTTCCTACGGGTTGCATGGCCATCGCTTTCCATTTTTGAGCTTCTGCAGACAACCTTTTATTACGTTGTGTATTTGCCATTGCTTTTTTTCTCACGTTAAATTGTATGCCTCCGTACACCTTATAATACATTGCCCAAAAGAAACTTTTCATTTTTTTAGTGACTTCTATTTCTCCACCTTCATTCTGAATCTTCATGTAAGGCAAATTACTGGACCAGGTAATATCTGTGTCTGTAGTAGTAGGGTTTTGTATGCTTCTACGTCCTTTACCAGAACGAACCAAAGTAGATCCTTTACTGTTTGGGTACTTGTCCGACTTCCATGCTTCATCAAAAAAAGCCTTGCGTTCAAAGTTCCTGTCAAACTCCTGACTAAGCTCTGTGTTAGCATCTTTTAATATTTGTTGACTTATTTGTTTGAAATCCATATCTTTGCTTTTATGATTACTATTTTTGATTTTAAACCCACACAGTTGGAATTGGACGATATTCGTTTTGATTCCCTCTCAATGACCCTTAAGTTTGGCTTAGAGGTTGAAGGAGATTTAACACCTGAGGTTTACAAAAAAATCATAACACAAGACAACGCTTATTATGATTTAGCGGTCTTATTTGAATTTAGAGAAGATCAACAAAAAGCTGATGAATTTTGGAATAAACTTCCATTATCCTATAAGATAGATGGCTTAGGTGGTGATTATGCTCTTACTTCAGTTTAGTATGTTTTTTAATATACTCGTTTGTTTTCCTTCCAATAGTACTGTAATCTTCCATTAAATAGACCATCAAGTCTTTAGATGCCTTTTTCTCATTAATTCCATTCTTTTTTAGTTGATCTCTAAAATTTGTGATCCAAGACTTATAACCATGTCCGTTCTCTAAAATTTCTTTTTGATGTATAGCTTTACCTCCTAGTTTTTCTAAAAAATCTACATAGGTATGTCTTGCACAAAATTGATTTACTGTTTCCATGTTCTTAACTCCAACCTGACCTAGTTTAAAAGGTTTGCTTTTGGTTTTAGCATGTAGTATTTCATGCCACATAGATTCAATAGAATATTCCTGGTTAAATGTTAATTTTTTACCTGATTTAATATTTGCTAAAGCATTTTTAAACTCCTCTAAAGGATTCATTCCAATACTTGTAAACGTGTTGCTACTAATTGAAATTGAAGAACCTCCTACCCAGTCTCCTGTAGATGGTCTGTATGACATTCCATGTTGCATTAAATAAGATTTAGCCTTAGCTACATTAACCTTTTCTAATCCGTTTCTAAAGTCGTTAGGGTTTAGTTTAGCGTATTCAAATAAAACATCTTTAACCTCCTTGTTTGTTGGAATTTCTCCTTTAATGTGTTTATTCAAATCAACAGTAAACTTGTTTGATTTAATGTTTCCTTTTCTTACTTCTTCTTTTACAAAATCAGCCCCTTTTATTTTATTGTATGGATGGTTTGGAGGGAAAATTATTTTTTTCTTCCCAGGATTAAAACGGAAAATTTCTAGTTTGTTTTTTCCATTCTTATCTATAGCAGTCGTTGCTTTTTCTCCTAACTCAATAGCTTTTTTACTGTCAGATGTTTTATGTAATGCTCTTAATAGTTGCACTACTAAACATCTACACCTCCACCCATTGGGAGCAAAATACTTGTCCCAAAAAGGATCGTCTTTAGGTAGCGTAATATTGTGCAATACAGCATGTGAATCTCTTACCTTGTCATCATTGGCCGTACGGTATTGTAATAAATAACGTTCATCATCACTAAAGCTTTCCCATCTATCAGCCATTTGAGAACCTCCTACAGCAAATTCATATTCAGCTTCTAAATAGTGACTATTATATGCTGTTACTATTTTAGAAACATCATATTCAAAAGTTGCAAAAGGTTTAATTTGTTTCTCATCGGTTAAAAGCTCACGAGAAAGCTCTAACAATTGTGTATGTGTTTTTACGGCAGAAAATGTATATACATCATTTTGTAGATGTTTTAACATCGTGGGCGATAAATCTACCTGCTTTAAAGCATAATTAAACACATTGTTAGTTGCATCAATTAAATGGATATATTCTTTGGTGTCCGCTAAATCTTTAGGGTGATAATTTCCTTTTGTATGTAATGTTTTTAAAGCCTTTTTAACAGCATTTAAAACAGGTTTAAAATTATCTTCTAAAGCAAGTGTGATTTGCTCTTTTTGATGTTTACAAGTTCCGCACTCACAATCATACAAATAATCGATACGGTTGTGTAATGCCCCAAAATAACTTTTAGGGCTTAAACGAAAAAATTGTTTGGGTCGTTTGAATCAACACCTAAATGTAGTTTTGCTTTACCATCTGGATTGCTTTGGTTTTTATCTCCAGTAACAGGGATTCCAAACTTATCTATAAACCATTTATCTTCTATGTTTTTATACGGCAATAGTTTTTCAGTCCATTCAAACAACTGGTCTAAATCTTCAGCATCTTCAAAATCAAACTCAACATCTCCTTTAAGTATTCCTAGCTTAATTAATGCCGGAATAACCTTGCTATTCCATTCTTGTTTTAAATCAACCAAATCAGCATTTACCAACTCCTGTAATACCTCTCTTGAACTTTCATCTTTTGAACGACTTCCGTTTTTAGTGTCTTGGCCAATAATAGCTCCGTTAATTAACAAACAGTTTTGATCATCACAAAGTTTTATAAAATTGGTGTAAAGGTCTCCGTTTGTTTTTACATTTTCGGCAAACTCAAAACTTTCACTTTCATCAATAATAAACCAAGCTGCAGAACCTAAATCACGCATCATTTTTTCTGCACGGTTCATCATTCCTTTATCATGTGTATTGGTTTTCATGACACGTGGAGGAATACCAGCTATTTCGCACAATTCAGAATTACAGCTTTGAGCAAACTTTTTAAATAATACATGAGGTACTGCATTGTTTAACAGTCCAAAACCTTCCTTTTCTACAAACTCTAAAACCCATGTACCGTATTCTCTAGCGTTACGGTAATCAATTTTATGAACATCATAGTAATCTTTGTATAGGTACCCATTAACAGGATCTAAGTTGTCTCTGTTAATTAAAGTAACTTCAAGTTCTTTGTTTTTATTAAAAGAAAACTCAATCAAAGATATTTTATGATACTTTTTATCTAGTATGTGTTGACTAATTTCACGAGACCAAATGGCGTTGTTGATGAAGTCTGTTTGTTCCTCGTCAATATCTCCGTTAGGTTTTCTAAGAAGTATTCTTTTAGATAGAGACTTTAGGTCTCTATTCTTTATTTGAGACAATAACAAAGGGTCTTTTCTAACCTCTGTTAGTAATTGTTGTAACAGGTACCATTTAGGATTATCAATCATACTAGCCAATTGCTCTCCTTTTTTCCAGTCCTTAATGTCTTTACGAGTTTGAGAAACCGCTTTAGGAGCAATTTGGTTGGCTAAATTCGCAGAACTAGTCACAACAGCACCCGGACTTAAATTTTGATTCTTTTTAGGATTGTATATTTTTTTACTCTTAGCCATAATTACTCGTGATTAAATTTTTTTCTTGAACCACTTCTAAAAGGTTCAGTTTGTTCCTCGTCTTCTGTATTAGGCTGTTCTAATACTGGTAAAGTGCTTAATGTTACTTCTCCTTTTGCTAATTGATTTAACCATGCTACAGATTTATCATAACGATCTTCTGCCTGTTCTTGAATCACATCGGCATTACATAACTCAACAATCCACCACTTGGTAATGGTTTTAGTGTGTGCTAATATTAAAGGGTTACGTGCAGCTCCTGCGCTGTTAAAAATGGCTTCAACATCATAAACAATACGTCCGTCTATCCATTCCCTTTGGTTGTTCCCCGTTAAATAACTCTTTACTTGGTCTATGGCTGCAGCAATGGCATTTAGAACTAAGTCATCATTTCCTTCTGTTATTTGATCTATCTGATAGTTGTAAATAACACTTCCTAAATCTTCTTTATTTAAAAACATAGTCTTAATATTTTCGGTTAGCTATGGCACCCATAGCATAACTTGTTTCAGTTCTTACAGTCCTTTTGTTTAATAACCAGCAACCTCCTTCTAATGCATCGGGTCCATCCATCACAGTTGCATCTTCTGACACTCCTAACATTTGCTCCACCATACGAACCATGTTAGGCTCTTTTTTTTGAGCGATGTTAAAAATCAAGTTTCCTAATCTGTTTAATGGTTCTAGTGTTCCCTCTATTCTAAAGAATTTATCAGGCTTTTTACGGGTGTCTGGAGTTATTGGTACGGTGTAACCATATTCATCTGCTTTTTGATATACTAATGGTAAAAGGACCTGTGTATAATGTGGGTCTTGTAAAGAGTTGTTTTCAACATGAACCCTTGCACTATCTACTCCTTTTTCTTTAATGTATTCGTAGGCTTCATAAAGCCAATCCACAAAATTTGCATTGTTTGTTTGATCTAACCAAACTTTGTATACATAACGTTTTCGTCCTTTTGCTCCTACAATCACAACTCCTTTGTGAGAGGCTTGTTTGCTTTTTCCTCTGTCTTTATTAGAGGTAGATGGATCTGCATAAATAATTACATGGTCACAACTTTTTAAAGGAGGACAAACACCCCATGTTATTTCTTTAAAAGTGTCTCCTTCAGACACTGGATTGTTATAGTATTCTTTTTGTTGAGCTGACCAAGGTATTTTTGAAAGTGTTCTATCTATTAAAGCTTCTGTGTTTTTTTGGGGCCATGTACTATTACCATCTTTGTCACGAATGTTAATTATTTCGTGCTTGTCAGCCACTTTAGCCATTTCTGTAATACAACAGAACTTTGCAATTAGGTTTCCACAAGCAATCCACAACAAAGGTTCAGACACTGAACGTGTAGCATATAAAGCTTCGTTGATCCATTTTACTTTGGCTTTGATACGTTTTTTGTTTCTGCACTCCTCATCAGTGTCAATGTCATCAATTAAAATAACGTCTGGTCTAACAGCATCGTTACGGGTACCACGTGGAGATTGTCCGGCACCTAAGGCTCTAAAACTTGCTCCTTTTTTGGTGACAAATTCATCTGCTTCCCATTTCCCTACTTTTTGCTGAACACCATAATCATTAATAATAGTTTCACTAGTTTCTAATAACAATTTATAAGGCAATAGCAAGCGTTCTGCATTGTCTTTAGTATTAGAAACCATTAATACGTTTTTCTTTCTACCTGTTAGAACTAAAAACAATACTTCCATCATGGTACGTCCAGACTTGGAAAGTTCACGAGACCATGAACGTACTTCGTACCATTCTGCATTTTTAAGAATACGCTTAGTAGCTGCTAAGTGAAAAGGGGCAGGTTCAGAAGTATAGAAGTTGGAAAAATGGTATTTAAACCACTTTTCAGGATGTGCTTCTAAATAAGTAATACGCTTTCTTTTTTCTGAAGGCGTTTCACTCTTGTCTACAGGACTAGATTTAAAAGCATTTGCTTTGTACTCTTCCCAGAGCTCTAAGTATTTTTTATTCTCTGTTTTAATGGTCATTACTTTTTAGACTTAAGCGTTATGTAATCATCAAAAACAGGTAATAGTGTTCTGTAAAGTTCAAAATCTGATTGCTTAACCATTTCTAAAACACCAGTTGATACTTCAAAAATTTCAGCTAAAGAAACCTCCGTTTCTAGCTTTTTTACGGCATTGGTAATGGAGGTGATCTGGTGAGATTCACTTGAAGTAGGAAAGTTTCCTACTTTAATAGGAAAGTCTTCAGGGTTGTAGTCTGGGTAGGTTACATACTCAACTCCTTTTTTATCTTTTAGCTTTGTTCCTTTTAACAAAGCATCTGGAATATCATATACAATAGGCCTATCTGCAATATGATCGTTTAATAGTTCTAATTGCTTGTAATAGCCCTCTATAATTTTAGGACGTGTAATTAAAACAGACGTACGTTGCTTGTCCCAATCTTCCTCTTTTATCCATTTTCGTAAAGTCCTTAATGATACTCCAGCACGCTTTGCTATTTCAGCAACATCGGGCTTTCCTTCACTTCTTAAATAGAGTTCTTTAGCATGTGATTTTTCGTCTGTTTTTGTACGTCCCATTCTTTGATTTTAAGAACAAAGTTGAGTTAACCATACCTCCAAATCAAAAAAGTGTAAAGCGGGTTTATAGTGTTAAAAGCTTTGTTTACAAAGGTGTTAACACCCTTTTCAACTTTTTTTTTACACCGTTTTTACTGCCAATATTTGTGCTCGATAGATGCAGAACATAAATAAAAACGGATGCCAGAAAACAAGAAATTAAGATTTGTATTTAATGACCCTTCACAAAAAAACAGCTATGGTTTTTATGTGCTAACATCGGGTATTGCATTACAAAGATTCAACGGTAACCCAATTATGTTGGATGACCATAGGTTGAGTAATCATACTGTTTTAGGGAGATGGTTAAATATTAGTGTTGAGGGTGATCTGTTAATGGCTGAACCTGAATTTGACACTGCAGAACCATCTGTACAAAAAATAGCTGGTCAGGTAGAGCGTGGATTTATAAAATCTTGCTCTATGGGATTCTTCTTTGATCCTAAAGACTTAAAGCTGATTGATGGAAAGTTAGTACTTACTAAATGTGAATTATACGAGTGTTCTATAGTTCCAGTCCCATCAAACTCAAACTCAGTAGCTCTTTATATAAAAGATGAAAATGGAAAAGCGCAATTAATGGATCAAGAAAAGATTCAACAACTGTGTTTGTCTATTCAAACGGCTTCGCAATTAGAAAATCACAATACAAATAATATGAAGAAAGTAACCTTATCCGCAGCTGCTTTTGTAGCGCTAGGAATGAAAGACACAACTGAAGAGGTTGATGTTGACGCTATTAATGCAAAAGTGCTTGCATTGAGTTCCGAAAATGAAAAAAATAAAGCCGATTTAAAAGTCTTTAGAGATTCTGAAGAAACTGCAAAATTAAAAGCTGTTCAAGACAAAGTTACAGCTGCTAGGTTAGCTGGTAAAATTGATGCTACAGAGGAAGCTGAGTATGTTCAGCTAGGAGTTTTAAATCCAACTGTTTTGGATTCAACTCTAGCTAAACTATCAGGTAAAAAGAGTCTTAATGCTGAGATTGAGAAAGGAGCACAAGACCCTTCTGAAGTAAAAACAGCTGAAGACTTTTTTAAGCTAGATGATGCTGCTCGATTGTCGTTTAAAAACGAGAACATGAGCCAGTATTTAAAAATATTCACACCTAAAAACTAAATAAAATGCCAGCAAATTTTCCAGAAATATGGTTAGGTAGAGTAATTCAAAACCTAAACACCGCAGATGTTGCTACCTTCTTAGAAGGTATTATGGAGCTAGATGTAGACGTTACGCAAATTAACGGAGGTACACCTACAGAAATGAATAAAATTTATGTGCCTACAACTGAGTTTGAAGCAGAAATTTTAATCAACAATACTACTTATCCTATTCCTTTTCAGGAGTACGAAGATGGTACTATTGAAATCACTTTAGATAAGTATCAAACCAAAGTAATTACGTTACCAGATGATAAAACATTAGGTTCTAGTTATGATATTATTGATACAGCTACTAAAGGTACTACAAGACCTATCTTAACCACTAAGAACAAAAAAGCAATTCATGCAATTGCTCCACAAACCAATACAGTTAAAACACCTGTTTTAGCAGCTACGGGAGGTGCTGAAGCTTTAGCAGATGCTTCTGGTAGATTAAGATTGACTTATGAAGATTTGGTAATCTTTAAAGGTAAGTGTGATGATGGTGAATGGCCAGCTGAAGACCGTAGATTAGTTTTGTGTACCAATCACTGGAATGATTTATTGTTAGATCGTAAAAACTTTGGTAATCAATTAATTGATTATGCTAAAGGAAAGCCAAACCCTGTAATTGCTGGTTTTGAATTGCATACATATATTGCAATGCCATTATTTACTGCAGCTGGTGCAAAGAGACCTTATGGTGTTGTTGCAGATCCAACTGATAAAACGGCATCTGTAGCTTTTGTTAAAGATGCTATTGCAAAGAAAACAGGTATTACTACTCAGTATTTTACACCTGCAGCAATTAATCCTACTCGTCAATCAAATGACCTTTCTTACAGACATTACTTTATTGTAACACCTTATAAGACTGAAAGAATCGGAGCGATTATTTAATCCAACAGAATACTAAACAATAAAAAGCCACTACAAAAGTAGTAGTGGCTTTTTTTACAAAATCACACCATGTTAGAAACTTTTTTATATCCAGTTATTGCATCTTTTTTGACTGCCTTAACTACATGGGGTTTTGCAAAAGGCAAAACAAAACAGCAGATACGAGCTTTACAAATAGAGAACGATGAAAAATCTGCTAAGTATTATCAAGGATTAGTTGATGATTTAGCTGTTAGGTTAAAAAAAGCATTAGACCAGTTACAAGATTTAGATCAAAAGTATAGAGGTTTATTAAACGACCACCAGGAGGTTTTAAGCATCAACAAAGAGCTGATTGATGAGTTAAGAAAATATAAACAATTACGCAAAGAACCTATAAAGACATGAAAAGCCCAACTAACAAAATAGTTTTAAGAGGTAACGACCCAACAGGGTATGGTTATTATGGAGCTAGCAGAAGCAATGGAACTAGAAAACATGAAGGTACAGACTACTGTGCTACACCAGGAGAAAATATTTATGCATGTATTAGCGGAAAAGTTCGTGTAGGTGTTGTTTATAGTAATTCTACAAAAATGAAGCTCGTAGAAATTACTGGAGCTGATTATCGAGTAAAACAAATGTACGTACAGCCTAATGTTAAAACGGGTGATTTTGTTAAGGAAGGTGATTGCATTGGAACCTCACAAGATATTTCTGCTTATTGGGGTGGTAACATGCTAAACCACGTACACATCTCAGTCTGGAAACATGGATTATTAACGGATCCTGAACCTATTATAAAAGAGTAAGCTATGTTTAAAAAGTTATTTAGCACTATAGGTAAACTATTTTCTCCTGGAGAACTAGGGAAAAGTATCATTAGTGGAGTTGACAAATCAATATTAACCTCAGAGGAAGGTATTGATTATCACAAGGAGTTTTTAAAGCTATATGAACCGTATAAAATTGCTCAACGTTTCTTAGCATTAATGTTTACGGGCGTTTATTTAATGGTTCACTTAATGACGTCTATAGCTCATTTTGTTTTAGTTCTAATGAAGCAAAACGCAGATCATGTTGTTGAATTATATCAATACAACAATGAGGGATTAGGAACAATAGTACTTGTAATTGTTTCCTTTTATTTTGGAGGTGGAGCTATTGAAGGCGTTGTAAACAAGTATAAAACTAAAAAAGAAAACGATAAAAATTAAATCATATGACACCAGTAGAAGTATTCCAGGAACACAAGAATTTAAAAGAATACCACGAGACATCAGATGGTAATAAATTCTTTGATGCATTAATGGCTAAAAACCATGCAAAAGGTTTAAAAGTTAAAGAGGTGAAGTCTTACAAACGTGAAGATCATAAACCTAAAAAGAAAGAAAAAGTTGTGAAGCTATCTGCTGAGGATAGAATTAAAGCAGTTGAAGTTTTAGAAACTATTGAAGCTGTAGAAGATGCTTTAAAAGATGAGACAGCAAAAACAGTATTAACTGCAGGTGAAAAAAGAATTGAAGAGTTGACAGCTGCTAGTTCTGGAGATGCACCAGACACAACAAAGTAATTAATCATAATAACACAAGAATATGTTACCAGGAGCGGATATACAATTTAGTAACGGGAATGTAGGTTCTGTAGTTGCTAGTGCAGATGGTTTGTTTGGACTTTTAGCATCAGCTGTTGCTGTTGCTACTAAGTTTGATTTAGAAACAGCCTATTTGTTAAAAGGAATGGCAGATGTTGCTGAGTTAGGTATTTTACCAGACTTAGACAATCATAAATTATACATCACTTTAAAAGAGTTTTACGAGGAAGCTGGAGAGGGTACTGAATTGTATTTGTATGCTTTTGGTAAAGACACAAAGGTTAGTGATTGGTTTACTGCAGATGCAGGAACTGGTAAAGTACCTGCAGAAACATTGTTAAATGTGGCTAATGGTGCAATCAATGGTTTGTTTACGTGTTATGATCCTACAGAAGCTATTACTGTTGCTGATGAAATGGATGAGGATGTTGTTTTAGCAAAGCAAAAAGCACAACTATTTGCTGAAAACTATATCAATAGTAAGTTTGCTCCCTTCTTTATTTTGATTGAGGCTTATGCATTTACAGGAGTACATGCAGATTTACCAGACTTAGAATTAGAAGATAATAACCGTGTAGGTATTGTTGTTGGTTCTGGTCAAAAAAGAACGGGTGTACCTGCTAGTTTAGGCTGTGTAAATCATGTAATTATGGGGCGTTTGGCTAGAATACCAGTAAGTTCTAATCCGGGTAAAGTAAAAGATGGAGCGTTGCAAATTTTAACCGCTTACATCGTTGATTCTCCTGTGGAAGAATATGATGTAGAATATTTACATGATAAAGGATATATCACATTAAGAACTCACGTGGGTAAAGCAGGGTATTATATTACAGATGATCCTTTAGCGACCAATCCAGATGATGATTATAGATACATCTCCAGAAGGCGTGTTATTGATAAGGCTTATAGGATTGCTCACGGTATTGCTACCAATGAAATTAATGAAGATTTTGATTTGCAAAATGATGGTACCATTGATCCTTTTTATGCAAAAACAGTTGAGGGATTGGTAGAGGAAGCCATTTTTAACCAAATGACCGCAAATGGTGAATTATCTCGAGATAAAACAGACAACAACGATTTAGGAGTAAAAGCAACTTTTGACACAACGGTAAATGTTGCTACTACAAGTACTACTAAAATGGATTTATATGTTAGACCTAAAGGCACAAGCCGATGGTTTAAAATAAACTTAGGCTTTAACGTAAACTTAAACAACTAACACAATGGCAAAATTTGATTCAAGAGAATACGAATGGGCAGACCTTACTTTAATTTTAGGAGGTCGAGATATAACAGGTATTAGAGCTATAAAATACAAAACAAGTATAGAGCGTGAGCTTTTGTATGCAAAAGGACGTTACCCAAAATCTATACAAAGTGGAAATATTAAGTACGAAGGAGAAATTAAAATGTTACGTAGTGAATATGAAGCTTTAGTATTAGCTGGAAGAGGAACTGTTTTAAGTTTGTCTTTAGATTGTTCGTTTACCTATGGTAATCCAAGTGAAGGAAATGCTTTGAAAACTACAAGAGCTTCGGGGATTAGATTTTTAGAAGAAGAGGTAAGTGATGAGCAAGGAAGTAAATTCCAAGAAATTACACTACCCTTTATTTGTTTAAGAATTAAAAACAACGCTTAATTATGGCTATTAAAGACATTACACCCGAACAGATACAAGCGTGGAAAAACGCTCATGGGAATATTTTTAAAATCACTATTGGTACAGGGAAAAGCTTCATTGTAAGATCTCCTAAAATTAAAGAGATTGAAGGTGCTCAGTATTTGTTAAAGGAAGGAAAATTTATCACTTATAACATTTTCTTATTTAAGCTTTGCTATTTAGCAGGTGATGATATTCCAGTAGATGAAGCTGAATTATCTGCAGCTGCAGATAAAATGTTACAGTCTATAGAAGTAGTTACTTCTGAAATGGAAAAGCTTTAGAGGAGGCTTCTTTAGAGTGGGATTCGCCCAAAGTTCAACAATCTCAGCCTAAGTCTCCTCAAAAGAAACATCAAACAGTTACAGAGAGTGAATGGTGTAAGTTGATGTTTGAATGGACGAGCTGGATTAGGAAAGAGAGCTTTATGCTTAAGTATTATGCCAGAATAGATCCTGATCAACTCTCCATTAATGAATGGGCACGCAATGTAGTTGAACTACGATGGATTAGACAACAAGAATCTAACACAGAAAACGAAAAGAACACTTAATCATAATGTCGAATTTACTAGAATATACACTAAGTCTAAACGACTCCATGAGTGCCAAGCTTAAAAAGATTGGTGTAAACTCTGGTGCGGCGTTAGATGTGTTTGCAAGACTGGAAGGTCAAAGCAAAGAAGTAGATCGTGTTATGAGAGGTACCGGTAATGCCGTTGGAGCCTTAAGACAAAAGTTAGAGCATTTAAAATCTGAACGTGATTGGATTCCTACAAGTAATATTAAAAGTATTCGTAGGTACAATACGGAAATTCAAAAGCTAGAACAAAGAGTAAGAAGGTTTGAGACCATTAGCGGATCTCGTACCAAAAGATATTTTAGAGAGGCATTTGGACAAATTCCCTTTGCTAATTTAATTACGAATCCTTTAGTGATTGCTGGAGCTGTTGGAGCAAAAGCTATTAAAGTAGGTATTGAGGAAGAAATGCAAAAAACTTCTTTTAATGTTTTATTAGGTGGTGAAGCTGCAGGGGAACAATTTTTTAAAGAAGTTAAAGAGTATGCAAAAAACACCCCTTTTAGAAAATTAGGAGTTGGAGATGCTGCTAAAACCATGCTTGGTTTTGGGATTGAATTAGAAAAAGTAATGCCTACGCTGAGAGCGATTGGAGATATTGCTGGAGGGAACCAGGAGCGAATGAAATCTTTAGCCCTTGCCTATTCTCAAATGAGTAGTACGGGTAAATTAATGGGACAAGATTTAAACCAAATGATTAATGCCGGGTTTAACCCATTAGACCAAATAAGCAAACAAACAGGTAAAAGTATTGGGCAGCTAAGAGAGGATATGAGCAAAGGACTTGTAACTACTTCTATGGTTGAAAATGCATTTATTACAGTAACTCAGGAAGGTGGAAAGTTCCACAATATGGCTCAAAAAATGTCCAGAACATTAGGAGGTCGTGCAAGTACTGTCATGGATAATTTTACTGATAAGTTTATCGCTATTTATGGGGCTATTAGTCCAGTTGCTATGTTGTTGTTAGATTTGGCTAATTATACGCTAACAGCTGTTAGCTCAGGAGTATCTTATTTAAACGATAAGCTTAAAGAAGGACACCCAGTAATGATGGTAATTGCAGGAACATTATTTACCGTTGCAGCTGCTATGGGGGTTGTAAAAATAGCATCAATGTCAATGTCAGCATGGACAACCATTCAGTTTTATGCTTTAGAGCTTCAAACTGCTGCTTGGTGGCAATTAAACGCTGCTATGTTGGCCAATCCTACTGTTTGGATTGTTGCTGGAATTATTGCAGCAATTGCAGCTATAGGTTATTTGGTTTATAGAGTTGATGGTTGGGGTCAGATGTGGGATCATACTATGAAAGGTATGAAAGCTGTTTGGAGTGGTTATGTTAGTTATGTTAAAATAGCTTGGCTAGGACTAGAACACTTGTTGCTTTCGGGTATTGAATCCATCATGATTGGTTGGTATAAACTTCAAGGTTTATGGAATGCAGATGAAGCAAATGCAGGACTTGAAAAAATAAAGAAACAATCTGAAGCTCGTAAAAAAGCAATTGTTGATGAAGGTAAAGAAATCATCAAACAAGGTAAGTCTGCTTTAGACCATTTTAAACAGGCTGGAGCTAGTTTAAGTTTTAATGATAAAAACTTAGGAGATCTAAAAAATGATTTGTCTGCAAAGCTTGGAATATCAGCACCTACTATTGGAGGTAAAACACTTACTACAAATTTATCTAACAATAAAAACACACAGAATTCTGAAAGTAATAGTAAAGCTGTTACTGGAGGAAGAAAGAATACAACCATTAACATTAAACTGAATGATTTAATAGGGGTTTTAAATATAGAAAACAAAGGATTTAAAGAAAGTGTTAGCCAAATGGAAGATCAAACAACCGATGCCCTTTTACGTGTGTTAGGATTAGCAGCAACAGCAAGTAGTTAGTTATGGAGTTAAAAGATACAGACATATTATATGCTTCTTTAGTTGGTTCTAAGATTGTAAAAGAGATACCAAGGTTAACAGCAGTTCAAAACGAATTGATGAAACATGTAATTCCGCCTATTAACTTTTTGCCATTTACAAGACAAACAGGTGTTAATAGTAACAATGGTTCTGTAGTTTCTGAAGATGAGTTGTGGAAATCAAACCCATCGACCCCTAAAGAAGATCAATTTTTTCCTTTAGAAATGTCTATAGATGATGGGATTACATGGTTTATGCTCCCTTATGAGCCTTTAATATCTGTAAACGGTAAGAACAATATTACTCGTAGAAAGGTTGCTAAGGCAAAGAATTTAGAAGGAACTGTAAAAGAGCACTGGTCTCGTGGAGATTATGATATTACCATTACTGGAGTGTTGTTAGGAGATAAAGAAGTTGGAGATGTAGCAGAATGTTTTCCTAAAGAGGATTTTGAAAGTCTTAAACAATGTATGACAGCCGCTAAGAGTATACAAGTAAAATGTGAGATACTACAGTTGTCTGGAATTAATAATATAGTAATAGAGGATTTTAGTTGGCCATTTACCAAAGGTGAAAATGTTCAGGCTTATGAGATTAAAGCGTATAGTGACAGTTCTTTTAAACTGTTATTAGATATAGAAGATTAATTATGAGAGCAATTATTTTAGGATTATTCATGTTTATCGGAATGGTAAGTATGACAGGAAACTCAGCAAACCTGCCACAAACAAAAGCTAAAGTAGAGAATATTAAAAGTAATGTTATGTATGCAATTAATTGGTATGTAGAGTTTGAAACGGAAGGTAAAAGAACTCAACTCGCTATTTTGGACGAATTAGAAATTATTGCATCCGTAGACAATTTAACAGATGTGGCCACTATTAGTTTACCAGAAGCCGTAATGAATACTGCTTTGAATTTTGAAGGTAAAATAAAGAGAGGTTCTAAGGTTTTAATAAAGTTAGGTTATGATTCAGATCTTAAAACTGAGTTTGTTGGTTATGTACAGGAAATAGTAAATAAAGATTCCTCTTTACAAATTAAGTGTGAAGATGCTTTGTTTTTATTTAGGAAAGGAATTAAAAGTGTTGAGCTAAAATCAACCTCTTTAAAAGAAGTAGGAAAATATATAGTTGATCAAATAGATGAAGGTTACACAGTTGATTGTGATTACGGTATTACTTATGAAAAGTTTACCATACATAATGCAACTGGTTATGATGTATTGAAAAAGCTCCAGGAGGAAACAAAAGCTAATATTTATTTTGATACCAATAATAAGGTGTTACATATACATCCTCCATATGTGACTAAAACAGGAGAGGTTTTTTATTCGATGCAAAAAAATATTGAAAATTCCTCTCTTGAATTTAAAAACAAAGTTGACGACAAAACCGAAATAATTATAGAAAGTACCGGTAAAGATGGTAAGGTTAAAAAGCTAACTGCAGGAACAACTGGAGGAAATAAGATTAATATAAAAGTAGGTCCCATGAGTGAGGAATCTATGAAAAAAATTGCTGAATCAGCATTAAAAAAGGAAGCTCAATCACGGTTTGAAGGAACTTTTGACACATGGCTTATTCCATATGTTTCTCCTGGTTATTCAGCAAGGATAAAAGACGAAGATTATCTAAATAAGTTGGGTTGGTATTATGTTGTTTCGGTAACCACAAAAATAAGCTCACAAGGGGCTGTTAGAACAATTACACCAGGAATAAAATTGAGCTAATGGATAAAGCTGCAGAACTAAAAAAACTATTACGTGTAATTGTTGGTTTTCAGAATAGTTTACCAATACCTGCAAAGGTTGTTGAAGTTGATGGAGATTCTTGTTCTGTAGAAATTGATGGCCTTGTATTAACAGATGTAAAACTAAAAGCAACTATTAGTGATAATACAGATCATTTATTAATCACTCCCAAAGTAGGTACCAACGTTCTGCTAATGAGTTTAACAGGTGAGTTAGACAATTTAACAGTTGTAAAAGTAGATGAAGTACAGTCTATTCATTTTAAACAAAATGGGTTAGAGTTTTTGGTAGATGGTTCTGATGGTAAAATTTCTGTAAAGAACAATGACACTTCTTTGCTTGACCTGTTTGGAGAATTAAAAGAGCTAATAAGTAAAATAACTGTGAGTACTGGTGTAGGTCCTTCAGGAACTCCACTACCTCCAACAATACAATCATTAACGCTTTTTGAAGATAATTTTAAAAAGCTTTTAAAGTAGATTAAAATGGCATTAGATAAAGTACAGTTAAAAGAAGATTTTAAGGCTTTGTTTACAGATATGCGAACCAGAGAGGAAAACGCAGATGATGAATTTGCAGAAAGGTTTGCCAGTTTAATGGATGCGTATATAAAAACTGCTAAAATAAATTATACATCAGGTTTGGTAACGCCACAGGGTACGGTTACAGGAACTTTTGTAGGTAATTTAAGTTGATATGAAAGATATAGCAATACAATTAGTAGACAACACCGATAGTAACGGTGAATTAATGGATGTGAAAATACAACCGGTAAGGGATGCTAATGGTAAAATAATTCAAGGAATTGTAATTGGAGATACACTACAACAAAACAAGGCTTTGATTTTAATTGCTCATCCTAATGATTTTAAAGCAAACCCAACTCTTGGTGTTGGTATTGGAGACATCACGTTAGATTCTGACTTATTAGACTACAGACACGAAATTAGGGAGCAATTCTCTAAAGATGGATTAAAGATTACGGAGTTGGATCTATATAGTGTTGATAGTGTAAAAATTGAAGCGCATTATGAGTAAAGTAAAACAAGGACAGTCTTTTTTAGACAAAGTAACTCAATTAACAGGGAGTTATGAAAATGCCTTAGAAATGGCTTTGTTAAATAATGTAAGTGTAACCGATGATGCTGTTTTAAAAACAGAATACAAAGTAAGTACAATTACTAAAATAGGAGTTGTAAGCTTTTTTAAATCACATGATGAACCTGCAACAGCTATTGGTGTAGCCGATCAAGTAGAACCGGATGATTTTGGAATTGGAGAAATGGAAATAGGATCCACATTTATAGTAAGATAATGGCAAAGAGTTTAAAAGACATAAAATTAGAAATGACCACCAAGTTTGTGAGCTATAATGTTGTAAAGACATTATATGGTTTAACAGAAGGTAAGACTTTTGAAGATGAGTTTTCTTTGGTGAGTTTTGAAAATATTTTATTTGATGTGATCGCCTATCCTATTTATTTAATGGGGCTTTTATTTGATCAGCATGAAAAAGAAATGACAGAAAAGCTTAGAGATCAAAAACGAGGTAGATTAACCTGGTACCGAACGATGGCTTTGCAGTATCAACATGGTTTTGACTTAGTAACAGATTCTGATATTTTTGATAATACCGGTGCAACACAAGATCAAATTACGGCTTCTATGATTATAAAAAACGCTTCGGTAAATGATGGTGAGAAACCAGGAACAATCGTTGTAAAAATTGCAGGTGAAGAGAATGAAGAATTAGCACCAGTTCCTTTAGATACCATTCCTTCTATTAAGGCATATTTTAAAGAAATCAAATTTGGAGGAAATAGAATCTCTGTTGTAAACTCATTGCCTGATATTCTTTATTTAGACTATGACATTTACATAAATCCATTGGTTTTAGATGTTTATGGAGTAAGTAGTAAAACAGGTAGAAAGCCTGTAGAGGATGCAATAGAGGAATTTAAAAGAGAGTTTTCATTTGATGGTGAACTTGTGTTAGAAGATTTAGACAATAAAATTCAAGCAGTTGAAGGTGTTGAAATTGCACATAGAAAATTAGTTAGATCTAGTTATATAGTTCCAGAGATTAATGGTTATGGTCCCCCTCAGGAAATTGAAGTGAAAAAAGTATTAGAGAGCGGTTATTTTGCTACTCCTGATTTTAATGGAATTAACTATGTGGTATAATATTGACTTTGATAAGCTGCTAAAATTAGTAACTCCTCCGTTTTTACAAAAAAAAGTATTTATGGTTTTTGTCTCTGTTTCTTTAGAGCCTATAAAAACTATATATAATGATTGGATAATTAACAGAGATGCTAGGTTATATAACCTTGAACACAATGGACAGGTTTGTTATTTAAGGAAAGTTTTGAATGATAGGTTTGATAGCACTCAACGCAGAATACAAATAGCGGATGGGAATCAATATGACCGAACTTATATATACACAAGAGTAGAACAAAACCCTAAGTATTTAGGAAAGTTAACACTTCATAGTAGGTCTGATTATGCCGACACAGGAGTTGATTTTATTGTATATGCACCAAGCTCTATAATTACAGAAAACAACTATGCTATAGAAGCTTTAGTGAATGAATATAAACAAGATGTTAAAAGATTTAAAGTAGTTGGATTATGAATTATATTAATTTTCAGCAAATAGGAGGTTTTCCATTGGAAACGGAAACATTGCTAGAGGTTCAAAAAGCCTATAGTATTTTTAATGCTTATGGAAAAGCCATGGGTGATAAAGTCATTGTTAGTGGCTGTACGGTTGTAGGGAATAATGTTAGTGATGGTTATATTTATTTAAACGATGAACTAATATCATTTAAAGGAGGAACACTACAATCTAAAATTTACATTAAAGAAGATGTTCAAAATGTTGAATTTGCAGATTTAGTAACTAAACCTGTTTACTATACAAGATATGCCACTTTTGGAAATACTACCAATAGTATTGATTGGGCAGACTTTAAAAGAATAGATCCTATTTTAACATTAATGTCCAGAATGGATGAGTTAGAGAAAACAAATGCAGTTTTTATAACTGGAGGAGCTATGGTTTTATGGAATAAACCAGCTAATGAAATTCCTGAAGGTTGGAAAGAGGTTGAAGACTGGAGAGGAAGAATGCCTATTGGTTTTGATCCTAACTATAATTTTGCATTTAATAATGATGAAGTTAATTACAGGCTTAATGTGTTAGGGCAAACAGGAGGTGTTAGAGAATCTAAATTAAATCTTTCTGAATTACCCAATTTTACTTTAAAGTGGAAAAATAGCCAAGGTACCAAAATAGATATCGCAGGAGCTCGCGATGCTATTGTTTACTCGGATATTTCTCAGAGTTCAGGAAATCACAGAAAAGACATAGATACGAGTCCTTTGGAATCTATAGGAGAAGGTAGATCTCATACTAATATGTCTCCATATAGAACAGTATTATTTATAGAACGAATTAAACCCTAAATAATGGCAAATTTAACCACAATTTTAAATTGGTTTAAAACAGGTTTAAAACCAACACAAAGCCAATTTGCACAATCTTTTTCGTCTTTTAGACATAAAGAAGATAAAGTGCCTGTTGCTGAAGTAGAAGGTATTGATAACCTTCTTAGTTCTAAAGCTGATGCTGAAGCTTTTCAAAACCATATTGAAGATGAAGAATTACATGGAGGTGCTACGGGTAAATACACCACCACCATTGCCGATGGCGTAGCAACAGCAGAACCATGGGGAGCCATTCCTGCGGGAACTGACGTTGCTACTTTAAAAGACAGAGAAATAAGTTCCTTAATAGATCAAGCATTATTTCCAACAGTATTGGCCTATATAAGTTCAAATAGAAGCTTAGCAGTTAACAACATGGACACCGCTACAAAAGAAGTTGGTACGAGTTATACTGATACTTTAGTTGATGTTATTTTTTCTCCAGGACAAATTAAAAACGGAGACGGATCTACTGCAGGAAATTTAACAGGAAACTTAAATAGAGTTGTTGTAAAAGCTCCTGATAATAGCACGGTGATTGATGACAATGCTCCAGGATCTAACAGCGTTCAAAAATCTATCCCTTCCTATAAATTAGAAGTAGGAAATAATGTGTTTACTTTTGAAGCCTACAACGCAGCAGGAACTACAACATATACCGACAACAAAGGAGGAACTGCAACCGTAGAAAGTATTGAAACTGCTAAAGCCATTGCAACGGCTATAACAGTTACTAAAACAATTGCTACAAGATACTACTACTTTGTGTATTTAGGAGCTAGAGATTCTCATCCAACAACATCATCAGGAATACGAGCATTATCTAATAAGAATTTTTTAAGTGCTAGCAATACTGCTAGTTTTTCTTTAGCAGTTCCTGCTAATACTTCTGAAGTAGTTATTTATACAAAGTCAGGAAAGGTAGTAAGCGCTAATAATCCTGCTACAAACGAGAATTTAACAGTTACACAATTACAATTTACAGAAGTAAATGATGCTGGTGGAGATGCCGTACAATACACTAGAAATGTAATTGATTTAGGATTAAACGGATTTTCAAGCATTGCAACTTTTAATATAACAATTGGATAATATGGCCACATTTGATTTAACAAAACCCGTAAAAAATAACCTTAGAGGAGATGACACCGCTAAGTTTCGTATGGCTAATGATGCTGCACGTGATGCTTTAATTACTGGAGACTTAATTAAACTTGGTCACATTATTTATCATGAAGCAGATGGTAAACATTATAAACTAAAAACTTATCCAACTTTTGGAATCCTTACAGGTGTTGTTTGGGACGAGCTTGGCGGTTCTCCATTAAACAACACTCTAACTTCTGACAGTACAACAGAAGCACTAACTGCAGCACAGGGAAAGGCATTAAAAACTTTGGTTGATAGTAAACAAGCCAAAACAACCACAGCTATTGCTACTGGAGGTATAGATTTAAACAATACATATAATAATAAAATAGTAACTATTGATTTGGCTACAGACTTTGTAACCATTAATGAGACTAATATTACAGATGCTGTTTTTCAAGTACAAATAACTACAAAAGCTATTGGAGCAGAAGTTCGTTTTACAGGCGATTCTGCCAATTTAGAGTACAATTCTTTAACCGATAATAAAATTGTATTTACTGATAGAAATATGTCAGTTTTTGTTTTTAAAAATGATAATGGTAAATTCTGTTGGCGTGTAGTTGGTAGTACATTGCCAGTACAAATTACAAGTGAGAATATTATAGATATTGTAACAAACGCTGGTTTTAGTTCTTATCCAAAGCCATATTTTAATAATTTATATCCCTTGTCTATACCCCCAACGCAAAGTAGGACTATTACAATAAATGGGGCATTTTTTAAGGAGCCAGTTGAAAATATGTTGGCTCGTTTTATTAGATATTCAGAAGAACCTTTATTAGACGTAAATGGACTACCAATACATGATGAAACTAAAGTAATTAGAGAGCTTCAAGTAAACTCTTTAACTTTTGTGAACGATAGTGTTATGGAAGTAAACGTAACAGGAGTTAATATTCATGACACAGCAACAAATGGAACAGGTGCCTTTGAATTAGACGGAACAACTGAAATAAATAACGTGTATTGGTTATTTCTTCATAACGGTGCTACTAGAATTTTTAAGAATGAATTTACTGTTAGCTCGGGAGATATTTATATACCAAGAGCTGGTTTGACTACTGATATTCCTGAGGGTGATTGGTCAGATGTCACAGGAGTTGTAGATATCACAGAGGGTGGTAGCGTTAGGTTAATTTCTTCGGAGTCTACAGGAACTGCATCTATTAAAGAAGATGGTATAGCTCTACCTATGGATAAAGATTGGTCTGTAAAATGGAGTATTGATATTTCACAATTTAGAAATGTTATAGGAGGTTACTCTGATCTCCGTGGAATGTGTCTTCAAATATGCCGAGATTCAGATGATGTACCTGTAATGGGGATGGTTTGGCTAAAGAATAATACTGAAGATAAGTTTTATTTTACCGAAGGAACTACTGGTGTAGTAGGAGGAATACAATCACCCTCTTCTCCTACAGATCAAGATAACGCATACCCCTTATTGACATCAAGGGTATTTGAATATAGGAGAGATAATGGAGTCTTTCAATTTAAGTATGGCGGTTACTTACTACAAGCTGCTAACCAATCTAATGTTCAAAAGTACATTAAAGCAATCTCTACTAAAGTTGATTTAGTTAATATTAGTGTAACAATAAAAGATTAAGTATGAAGACATATTTAGAAAAAATTATATCGGAAAAAGCAAATTGGCTATTAAATATATATCCAAATGTAGAATCTATCCCATTTGATCAATTAGGTTTTTTAATGGAGCATGAGCCTTATATTAACCCTAAAGGAGTTAAGGAGTATAAAAGAAGAACATTTAAAAATAAAGAGGTAGTTACCATATTTTACCAAAAACACTATGCAACCTACAAAGAGGTTGAAAATGTTTTTATAGGAACTAGTAAAAAACTTATCTATTACGCTGAAGACGGAACACCTGTAAAGCAAAAACCTACGGATTTCTACAAGCATGATGTAGAACCTGTACATAATGATGTTCATGAAGTAGTAAACTATGTATCCAGAGCATCAGAGGAATTTTTAAAAAATGAAAGGTCTAATGCAGAAAGTAAAATGAAGGCTTCAAATCCCATTATGTACGCTAAGTTTTACACAGCCTATAAATCTTTAATAGAGGATTGGAAAGCCACAGGAGATGCTACAGCATTAATTAGTGCAATAGATAATGAAACTGATCCCGACCTACTAGATGATGTATTAAATAAAATTGTAGAGGGCACAGTAGATACAACCGTAGGCAATTATATTAAGTATGTAATAAGTTAGTTATGTTCTGGAGTAAAAACAATTTTTTCAAACAGCAAAAAGCCGATGTAAATGAAGCTGGACGTTTACAACGTTTAGCTCACAAACGCAAGGTTGTAAAACGTCTTTTAGAAATTAAAAAGTTTCATGAATTTGAAATAGATTATTTCTTAGAAGCCTACGATTATATGGTAGAAAACAAAAATGTATTTGATGGTGCTACCATTGTAAAAGATGCTGATGATATTCCAAAACTAGAAATATCTGCCATGCTGCATGATTATCAATATGTTGCTTTACTTCCAAAATTTAAAGGTTCAATATGGTTTAAAATGAAAAATAAATTTGACAAAGAATACAGAGAGAATCTAATCAGATTTGGCAACATGCCCCAGTTGGAAATAAATAAAAAAGTAAACCTAAAAATATTTCAAATTCGTTTTTCATTCTACGTTAATTCAGAGCAAAGAATTAAAAACAGATATAATTTACTAAGAATTTCAACACCATTTTATTGGTTGATAAAGCTTTTTTAAAAATAAACTGGAGTGAATAAAAGTCCTCCAGCTGTAAATAAAAAGTTCCTACGCTTATATAAACACAGAGCCCACAGGCTGCTGGAGGACGAAAGTCTTCGAGTGCTTGTGGGCTTTTATGTATTAAACGTAGGAATAACAAATATAAACTTAAAATATGAATAAATATCATAAACTACTTAGTGAAATTGTGACTAAAGGAGAGTTGCAAACAAATAAAAAAGGTGCAATAAAGTATATTTTAAATCAAACATTAGAACTTCAAAAAGGAGATTTGTTGGAGGTGTTTGAAGATCATGCAATAGCTAGGAATAAATTAAAACAAGAACTTGATTTGTTTACACTTGGTGTTGAGCGAGTTGAGGAATACAACGAAGCTGGTATAAGTTGGTGGAATTACTGCGGTGAAAGGCTTAAAAATTCATATCCAAAGTATTTTGAAAAACTCCCAGAGCTGATTGATAAAATAAATGAGGAATTAAGAAGTTCTAAGAATTACGTTTTGTTCCTAGGCGAAAATGGAGTAGAAACTAATCAGCAACCATGTGTAAGTTTGATACAGTTTCAAATAAACAACGGAGAACTATCTATTACTGCTTATTTGCGTAGTTCTGATGCTAGTCTAGGGTTACCATCAGATATTTATCATTTATGGCTTATAAGTCGTAAAATAGGCTTGCCGTTAAACAACATAACGTTGATGTTGGCTAATGTACACATATATGAGAATAATCTAACTAATACAAAGAGGCTTCTAAGAGGAGATAGTGTTAGATTCAGTCTGAATGTTTAA